GCGGCACAGGAACTCCAGCGACACCTCAGTAGGAGGCGCCCACTTCTGCGCAACCGTCGAATAGATGAGCAAGCGGTCAATGTTTCCAGAGCCAGACCCGGTAGACGGATATCCCACGATGTACAGCCGGTTGATCGGGTCGTATACGCCCTGAACCCGGTACGTGAATGCCTGATTCAGGTCCTGATAGAAGAACTTGTCCACCTTGCCAGCCCCGATGGGCAGGCTCTGGGAGCCGTCGCAGGCGTAGAAGCCGTCGTCGCCAAGGTAGTACGCAATGCCGCCATGGACCGCCACAGACTGCGGCGCAGGGGTCCCTTGCGCATTCTCCAGCGGCTGGAAAGAAAACACTTCCGGGGAGCCGACATACTGGCAGCGCACCAGTTGCCTCTCCTGAATAATGATGGCGTCCAAGGCGCCCACACGAGGCGCTACAGCCTGAATGAAGCCGCCGTTGCCAGACAGGTCCGTGAAACCGCTCTGGACCGCTGCAGCCGCACTGGTGGCAGGCGTAGGCCAGTTGGTCGGGTCGTTGATGGCACTCCACCAGCACCGGTTCGGCTGGGCGCCGAAAGTCCCGTCCGACGTGTTGGCCGTGAAAACGAAATTCGCTACCGGCTGGATCACGCGCGCTTTGGGCGCGGTGGCAGACAGGTCAGAGAACAGGGACGATACGCCAAACTGATACTGTTGAATTGGCTGCGTGAAGTTGGTGGCAATGACCCGATTGCCAAACTGCATGAAATTCCAAAACTCATTCGTGCCGGTCGTGTAGCCACCAGCCTTGGAAACATCCGAGAAAGACGTGGAGGCACCAGCCAGACGGTAGAGTTTTGTCGCGTCCCCGCACCAAACGGCGGTGTTGGCGCTCGTATCAATCGAATAAAATGCCCCCTGCGCCCGCGACGTGATGGCGGTAATCGAAGCGGCAAAGGAAGTCATTGGGCCGTAAGAGCCTGCGGGCCGGACAAAAACATTCTTCCCGCCAACGACAATGGAAATGTCGGGCGGGGCATCAGGCGCATACTCTCCAAACGGCTGTTTCATTATGTCACCGTGACACCTATCGGCCGGGAAACCATCGAAGGACCAGACCACATGCTCTGACGCTCAGAGCGGATCAGGCCACGAATGGCGGACACAAAACCGGTCTGCCACGCATCAATAAACTGTCCGTCGCCGATCCAAGGCGCCGCATGACGAAGGGCGCCGTAAAGGTAGGCGTTCGGGTACTTGGTCAGCATCCAGTTCGTGCTGCTGGCAACCAGACCCGGGATTTCCTCGTAGTAGACGATCCCAAGCGTGTCGCCGGGGCCAGCACCCGGGCCGACCCGTATCGCGTTCCCGACAATGGTCCAGACGTTGGCCCACGTCGTTGCCGACAGGTAGGTGGCGTCGAAGGTGGCAGGGGAAACATACTCCAGCGGACGCTGCGGATTGGAGGACGAGAGAAACACCTCGCGCATCTCCAAGAAGCCGGTCGGAAGCGTCGTGTACTCCCCGGTCAGAGGAAAGGCCGCAGTGCGGACTTCCATCGACCGCACACGAAGCGGAGGGGTCAGTTCCATCCCATCCCCGTTGTACGTCCCAACCTCCATGTCCGTCTCAGCCAACGTGATAAAATCGTTGATCTGAGCCGTGGAAATGTCAGTGCGCGCAAGCCACACGCCGATGGAGGTCTGGAGGTCCGTGAGGTTTGCGAGTGCCATCAGCTTTCCTTGAAGTCGAGTTGACCGCTACCCGTCCGGAGCCATCTCCAATCCGGGTCATTCAGCAGACGCGCCAGCAGGACTTCATGCCCCTTGGATGTTGGGTCCACCCCGTACTTCTGAATCCATAGCTGGATCACACCGACAGGGATGGACGCCACATGCTGCAATTCACGGGTCGGGGAATAGCCGTCATTCAGGTTTTGCCGACGCTTGTTCTCGTCAAGAACCGTGGACACGTCATAGTCCCGCTTAATGACGATCTGGCCCGTGTACTCGTCAATGCCGAAGAATTCCTGCGCTCCGGTCCCGTCAGTCCCAAGGGGCAGGTACTTCATCAGCCAACCTCAATCGGTGAAATGTTGAAGATGCTGGCAGACGTTTCCTGAATGTAGGACATGCCCGTGATGCCGTAACAGCGAAGCAGCAAAGATTCACCGGGCTTAATCAGCACGCTGTTTGCGGCCGTCGCAGCCGTCTCAGACCCGCCGGTAAGGGTGGCACCAGAAACCGTCATGTTGGCAGTCGACTCAGTCAGCGTGAACGAGTTGCCGCCCGTGCCAGCAGTGCGCGCGGTGACCCTGATCTGCGTGTCACCTTGCTGCGTGTTCCAATCATACGATGCGGCACGGATGTTGGCGTTTGATGATTGTGACAGGAACAGCCACAAAGCCCGCGCGTTCAGCACAGCCGTTGGCTGGATGTTGACTTCATTTCCCGTCGCGCCGGAAGTCTTCCACGTGATTACCGTGCTGTTCACCGTAATCGTATCGTTGTTGGCGGGGACCCCGGTGAAGGTGATCGACCCAGTCGCCAATGGGGCGTAATGCGGGAGCACGTAAACGTTGGACTTGGTGGCAATCCGGATGGCTCTCGCCATGTTGCCACTCGCATCGTTGGGAATAGTGATGAAGGCAGAGGCGGCGCCCGATGTGACTTGCACGCTGGGGGCCACGATGTTGATGAATTCAGCGGAGTACATCGGTCAATTCCTCGTGGGGAAAGAGGGAGAGGGAGGCACCGAAGCGCCTCCCCCCATCACTTACGGAATCAGCAGGTTGATGGCGACAAAGCCAACCAACCCGGAACTGGCTCCGCTTGCCGTGGACGCAGTCATGAACTGCGTTGCTGACCACGTAGGCACCAGCACCGAGTTGAACTGCGCTACCGCCGCGCCGCTGACACCCGAGAACAGGGAGGCAGACAGGGTGGTGGCGTTTGCAGCCGGACCAACGCTGATCGTGGAAGCACCCGCAGACTGCGTGGTGACGGCAAGCTGGGAGCCGCCCAAGATGTACACCGTGGTGCCAAAAGGGTTGGCGAGGGCAGCAATGCCGCCCGCCGTGTCCGTTGGCCCCTGAAGCCGCATCACAAGGGTAATGATGCCCCTGTAATTCGGCACGTTGACATTGGTGGCATTGGCACCACCGACGCGAGTCGGAGGCCCACCAAACCGCGCGACAGGAACATTCGCGCTGTCTTCCAACAGCGTGAGGCTCCCATCGGCATTCTGCACAAGTTGTACGCCCATATCAGTTGTCTCCTTTCAAGAGGTTGAAGGGGTCACTGATTACGACAGGGAGCGAATGATGCCGCTTCCGGCCTCGTTCTTGCCGATCAGGGTGTACTCAACCACCAGTTCCTTCTGCGTGGCATCGCCGGTCTTGGCAAGGTCCAGAACCTGCAGCGGACGGAGGTAGGCAACCTGCCAATGCTCCGACTGCAACAGGAAGGCCGTGCGGTTGCGCTGGAAACGGTTCGGGACAACGCGGAACTCACCGAAGTCCGACACGTACACGTCGATGGAAGTCACGAGGCGCTTGTCCTCCGACTTGTCGAAGCGCGTGGCGTTGCCGGTGAAGCCGGAAACAACCTGCTTCTGTGCCGGACCAACCATCAGCGTGTCAGGGTCGCCGCCCGAAGAGAATGTGCTCTGAACCACAGTCTTCAGAAGGGTTTCCGTGAAAGCGCGCTGCGTGCCGTCAACGACAGCAACCCAGTTGGACGCCGAGTAGCCGCCACCGGTGTCGCCGTTGTTGCTGGCATTCGTGGTGATCTGGTTTTCCAGCGCACCAAGCTGGCGGGCTGTGGTCGAGTTACCAGCCGTTGAAGCCTGCGACTGTGTCAGCGCAAACTCCATGTCACGACGCAGTTCATAGGTCTGCTTCGTGATCTGGTAAGCCAGTTCCGAGGCGCGTCCGGCGCGGGACGTGGCTTCCAGCGTACCGGAAACGACGATGCCCTTCGCACTGATCTGGGTGCGATTGCCGAGACGGACGGTCGGGACAGAGTTGACGATGAACGCCGAGACGTTGTCGCCTTCAACCTGCCTGTTGGCGGCTGCGGCGGCAAAGGTGTCGGTCTGCCACTCAACAAACGTGTTGTAGGCTTTCGCCTTGCCCGCCATGTTCTGGAAGGGCACGTCCTTGGGGGCGACGTTGGCAATGAAGTCCTTCAGGTCTTCACGAATGCCGATTGCTTCGAAAACTGAAAAAGTACCGGTAGGTCTCGCCATGGTGGCAACTCCTGATTAGCTGTTGTTGAGCAGCCGAGTGAGTGCAGCTTGAACCTGCGCCCTGTCTCCGCCGCGTGCGATACGGATGCTTGTTGCTCGGTCAAGCGACGTGTTGTCACCTTCGCCCCGCTGCGGGGACACGACACGCTGGGGAGTACGGTCCAGCTTCTTCTTTGCGTCCTCTTGAGCCTTCTTCAAGGCCGAGAGTTCCCGCTGCATCTCGATGTGCTTCTTCATGTGCAGGACAATGCGATGATCGGCAAGGCCGTCGATCTCCTGCTGGTTGAAGCCCTCGTTCTGCAACAGGGACACAATTTCTGAACGCCACGCCTTGCCCTTTTCCGGGTCGGCAAACTCAGGGAAGGCCGTAGTCAGCTTCGTGAACTCCTGATGGATCAGGGCCTCGTGCTGCTGCGCCTGCTCTTGCTGCCGCATGGTTTGGGCTTGCTGGAGTTGACCAACGACCGATGAAGCGTACTCGCGCCACGCCATGAAGCGTGCTGCGCGGGCTGGGTCTTCAGTCGATACGCGGACAAAGTCCTGCGGGCTGCGGATGTCTTGAAACTCTTTCGGCACAGAACTTTCGAGCTGTGTCGCAAGAGCCTGAAGGTGCGTTTCGTAACGCTGACGTTGCTCTGCCACCAACGCGCGTTGGGCCTCAATGGCCTGACGCTCGGAGGCGACTTCTTGAAGCCGCTGTTGGACACCCTTGTCACGATCACCTTCTCGCTGGGCGACAACGCGCTGCAAGTCCGGGGACAGTTTCTTGAATGCTTCCTTGGCTTCGGCATCCCATGACGCAGGCGGCTGGATGGCCGTTTCCGGTTCCTTCGCCCTGTCATTTACGCTGGCCTTTTCAGGTGCGCTCTCTGACGACGCGGGATTTTCGTCGTCAAAGTCCAGTGACGCATTATCTACGTCATCGGTATCCGTCACGTCGTTTGCAATCGGCTCCAACCCGCCGGTCTTGGGACCACCGACTTCAGTGGGGTCTGAACCAAGAAGGCTGGTCAAGCGTGCGGCTGCATCACCGACATTGATTCCATTGATTTCGTTGTCAGACATTTAACCCTCCAAAAGTTTTCTGGTCCGCGATTCAGCCGGAATAAGCTGCGTCGAAGCCATCTGGCCCGTCTGCATGATGCTGACGAGGTTATTCTTCACACTGTCCACGAGCCGGTACATCTGGTGGAGCGACTCCCGCCCCTCAATGTCCCTCATTGGACTTGCAGCCCACTGCTTCAGAATTGCGTCCTTCAGCGTCTCAATGGACTCGTTGAATAATGGGTGCTCAACGATGTGAAGTGCGTCCTCACCCCGCCTGCGCTCCATTTCCAGCTTTTCTACTGGC